TTCAAAATCACATTTACTTAAGTCCAATCTAAATGTTGGATGAGTAGTTGGGTCTGAGCCTATTAGAACATCAGAATTAACTAAATCAATCCTAGCAGCTTGGTATGACCCATCAAGCATCAAATCTCTCATTGTATCATTTTCATACAATAATTCTAACTCACCAGTAATCGTAAACAATTTATTAGCAATATCATCTGGCTGGACAGAACCTAAAGAATTATACATTTCAAGATTTTTTTCTATCGTAATAGTCAAACTTTTCAACTTTGTCTGGGAAGCAGCAGTTAAACTACCAGTATCAGCAGCAACTTTAAACTCTAAATATCTACCTAAAAATTTATTTTCAGCAGAATAACTTGGATTAGAATCTGCATCAGCGCTAGACTTAGACATAAAACCAACAGTATATTTTACTAATTCATCTGGAACTATTGTGATAGTAATACTTTGAATCATTGACAATTCAAATAACAAATCTCTATCTGGATCATCTAAATAAATTGACAAACTATCATGAGCATTATCATTTTGCAATGTGTAAGTATGTCTGTAAGCTGTGGTTTCTTCAACATCAGAACTAATAGAACCGAAAACAGCTAATAAAATTAAACCAAAACTTTTATCTCCTAATTCAACTTCAATATCACCCTCTGCCCATTTTTGAGCAACCAAAGCAGCTTCGCCACCCCAAATACCACCTAGTGTTCCGTTAGCTCTAGCTTTCTTAACCTTATCAAGATGACTAAAACTTAAAACATTAAGCCAGAAATCAGCTGGCACACCAGTGCCTCTTATAGTTTCTTTTCCAATACCTATAGAGGCTCTTCTCCCTATAAACTTTGTCATAGTATTTCTTACTTAAAATTAATTAATTATATTATTCGACCTTTAGGATATATTTTGTAAATCTATACAAACTCTAGCAGTAGCTTTAATTTCAGCAACTCTATATTCACTTTCTCTGCCAGCATAACCCCAAGCAGACGGAATAGCAAACAAATTTATAAACGTATAACCAGTTGGATTCGTAATTCCTGTTAGTGTATAATTTTTATCTAAATCATCTAGAACACTATCAACTAAACCTCTCATAATTTTATCAGCATTAGACTCTACATCTATTCCAGCAGGAGCAACATTTCTATTTATATATAATCTTATATTAAAAACATAAAGTCTAACATTTTCTTCATTAGTAATATATTCTCCAATATTATCACTAGGAGTTATCGTGCAAGCTGGTGTTCCTTTAAAACCTTCTACTTCATAATTATAAACTTCCTGTATTTTTGTGTTAGCCGTCATTATTGTAGTTATTTTGCTAATTAATTCTTCCCACATATTTTTAAATTATCGAGCAATTAAATCTAACGCTCTTGAAATTGATTTATTAAATTCATTTTCTATTTCAGTTAAAGCATGTCTAGCACCAATTTCCATAAACGGTCTTGGCTTCATAAATCTAGTTCCATCGTGGACAAAACTATTAGATATCAATATCCCCGAACAAACGAACGAATGGACTCCTTCAACAGTTAAATCATATAATTTAGTATCAGTATTATATCTCTTCTTATTATAAACTAAATTCTTAACACTAACAATTTTACTTTCTTTAAAAATATCAAGATTTACATAACTATCCATACTAGGATTAACTTGAATATAATAAACATTCTTAACTGGATTAACTTTAATATTTTTAGAAAATCTATAATCAGTAAAATGAATATGGATTATTTTAACATCTAAAATATTTAAAATTTCTTTATCTCTTTCAATGTCTTTCTCTTGATTACTGTGCCAATACGCACCATCCGCTTCAAAAACTGTTTTTATTTCATAAGCATAAAAATCAACAAATCTTTTACCGATTTTATATTCTTCGTAATACTTAATTCCTAAATTATCTAACCATTTTTTTAATTCTAATTTAGGTTTAGTTCTTTTACCTAATCTTGCCATTACTCTGTTGGGGTGACTTTCTGGATTTTCTTTTAATCTTTTAATATTTGCATTAGCAATATTTAATCTTGCAGATTTTTTTCTCTTAACACCAGTTTGCGGATGATTAATTTTATAGACATCATTTCTACATTCAATAGAACAATAATTGCTACCTTGACCTAAATATTTATTACCACAGTTCTTGCAAATTTTCTTAATATATTTTTTACCAATTCCTTTTCTTTTTTCTTTTTTTATAACAGTTAATACTATATCTCCAATTTTTAAATCTTTAGATTCTTTCCAATGAAAAGTTTTATTTTCTTTAACTAAAATCTTGTGGTCATTAGTAACTATCAACTTATGTAATTTATCTTTTCTATATTCTACCTTAATCTCAACTAAATTTGGTTTTAAACTTGCCTTCAACCTTGGGGTAGCAATAACTTTATGATATAAACCATCTTGCGTTAATATTCTATCTCCAATTTTTATCTGACCAATCTCTTTTAAACCTTTTTCAGTTTTAACTTTAAATCTTGAACTAAATACACAGGCATACGGAGCATTGTGCGGCATTATAGTAGCTACTAATGGTCTAAATTCTGGTCTTATGCCTCTTTTTAAATTTCCAGTTCTAACTGGAGTAACTGCTTTTATTTTTGTAGTAGCAATCCAGGCAGATCTTTTAACAGCATTATCTAACGCTTTATATATAACAGCAGGCGCTTTTTCAAAATTTGCTATCAATTTATTAAGACCAATAATTTTTATAGTTATAATAGACATATCAAAAAGTTAATTCTATTATCGTTTTAGTAAAACTCATTCTTCCAAATTGTCGTCTTGTCACACCACCAGACTTAACAGTATAAAAATTATTATCATCATCCCTTAATCTATCTCCTTGATACAAACTAACTCTACCATCAGTATACAACACAAAAGTCTTACCGAAAACACCATTAGCAATAGCTGACTTACTATCAGTCAAAGGTTGAACTGTTGCAAAAATTCCAGTAACAGTAGAAAAAGCCATCTTATCACCACCTAGATCTGATAATCTTGATACAATAACTTGTCCTGTCATGAGATGAGTTAGCCGCATATTATTAAACTTAATTTATAATTCGTAAATTTTATACTGACTTAAAATTGATTTTACTTCAGTAATTCTTACTACTAGCGCATTAAAAGTTTCAAATGAAGAAGAATAATCTCCTCCTAAACTTTCATTTACTGGTAGTCCACCATCTCTGCCTTGTTTTACTATTTCAGATACAAGAATAGTAGCAGCTAACTGAATATCAGCTGGAACTGTAGAAGCATAACCAAATCTACCTGTAATTTTTATTCTTTTCTTTCCGCTATACCAAGCTCCAGCTTGTGAATTAGCTGTCATTATTAACTTATACTTTGGACTTGAATTATAAGGGAAAATAATATAATCATTATCTTCTCCTTCAGCTAAAGTCCATTCAACATCATCACCATTAGCTTCTAAAATTTCAACAGAGGTTAACTCTATAAAATTATCTATTATTAATTCTCTTTCTCCATTACCATTATAATATTTAATTTCATCAGACTCTGGAGTTTCAAATCCTTCTGGTCTATTAGTATAATTATTTATAAATCTTTCAACAGCAGAAATCCAAGCATTGACTTGAACATCCATACTGACGTGTATATCAGTTAGCAAATATTGCTGTATAAGACCTTTATTTGTATACATATATTTTTATATTAATTATTTAATTAATTATTTAACCTAAAATTTTTCTTATATAAGGATTAAGTTTTTGAGCGTATATATACGGAGATGATGGACTAGGACTTATTGACGGACTTATAGATGGACTGATTGACGGACTTAAACTTGGAGATAAACTAGGACTGATTGACGGGCTTATTGAAGCAGACGGAGACTCAGACGGACTGATGCTAGGACTGATTGATAAACTAATACTTGGACTTAAACTTGGAGATAAACTTGGACTAAGACTAGGGCTAAGGCTTGGTGATAAACTAGAGCTAAGACTAGGGCTTAAACTTTGACTGATTGACGGACTTAGACTTGGTGATAAACTAGGGCTTAAACTTTGACTCAAACTAGGACTGATTGACTGACTAAAACTTGGTGATAAGCTAGGGCTAAGACTAGGGCTTAAACTTGGGCTGATAGACGGGCTTAAACTTAATGAAATACTAGGGCT